TTTCCAAACGGAGCAAGAATAACTTTGTTTGGCTCAGAGAATATAGATGCAGCCCGTGGCTTGCGGCTGGATCTTGTGGTAAACGATGAGTATGCACAAATGGACAGCAGGATGTTCAGTGAAGTGCAACGTCCAGCAATCGCAGACCGCCAAGGCAAGGTAATATTTATAGGAACGCCTAACGGCATGGATGCTTTTTATCATCTATACGAAGATGCAAAAGCTAATCCTGAATGGTTTACCTGTTTATTTAGGGCCAGTGAAACAAAACTGTTGCCGCAAGAAGAATTAGACTCTGCAAAGAAACTGATGACAGATGATCAGTACAAGCAAGAGTTTGAAGTGTCATTCACAGCTAACGTAAGTGGAGCTGTGTATGGTAAATTTATAGAAAAGTTAGAGGAGGACAAACGAATTGGACTATATCCGTATGATGTGGGATACCCTGTTGACGTATATTTCGACTTGGGCATCTCCGATAAAACGTGTCTTTTATTCACTCAAACAATTGGTAGAGGATTATTCGTCATTGACTGTTATGACAATAGTAATTATGGCCTTGATCATTATGCTGCAGTTATAAAAGATAAAAATTATTTAATAAGAAATTATATTTTTCCGCATGATGTTGCTGTACGAGAGATGTCCACAGGACACTCTAGGCAAGAGTATGCGTACCAGCTGGGGATGCGTCCTATAAAGATTTGTCCGAAGCTGCCTGTAGAAGATGGACTGCACGCAGGACAGATGTTGTTGTCAAAAACATACATTGACCGTGAACGTTGCAAACCATTTTTAGATGCAATGAAATGGTATCACCGCAAGTACATGGACAAAGATAAAACGTATTCTAGGCCCGTGCATGATTGGAGCAGTCACTACGCAGACTGCTGGAGATACGTTGCAGTTGCACACCAGGAATTAGATTTAAACCAACTACGGCCACCGCAGAGAGAGGCTGCGGGCCTGCACTATAATCCATTAGGAGATTGATATGGGATTTTTAAGACCAAAAACTATTGTAATGCCAGCTGCTGCGGCAACACCGCCAAAAGCTGTAGAACCACCTCCAGCAACAGTTGAGGACACTTACACTGATGCAGAGGGCAACCAAACCACAGCAAAAGCAGAAGCGGCAGAAAAAATTAAAAGAAAAAAAGCAGGCATGAGTCAAACCATAATGACAGGGCCACAAGGCGTTGTAGATGATGCTGATATTTATACACCAACTTTGCTAGGCTGATGGGTAAAGTAAGAGATCCTGATAAGGAAAACAAAAAAGGCACGAAGTATGCTCCACAACTTGCTGATGCTATAGCAAGAGCAAATAAGATGCACCGTGATCGCAGCAAAGCTGGAAGACTGAGGTCTGCAGCCGTGGCTGAAATACAAAAAGGTGAGGCAAAACAAGTTAAGCCAACAGCATCAAGCATAGCACGTATGGGTAAAAAACTTGAGGCTGATAGAGGCGGATTGATAAAATCTGCAAAAGATAACAAGGCAACAAGCACGCAGCTAAACGAGTTAGCAAACGTAAATAGAAAATTAGGTTTTAATGAAACCTCAGGAATGAATTTAGGACAGTCACTGAAGTATCAAGCAACACGCCCTGAAATGAAAAGAGATTTAAAGAAAACAGCAGCTAATATTAGAAAGCTACCAACGTTTACAAATATTATTTTACAAGCGTTAGGCAGTGACAATAAGAGCAATACGCAAAAACTTGATTGATATTATAGAAACAAATAATTATTCAGAGCTTTATAATTATTTATTAGAAAATAATTTTAAATACCTGGATGATCATAACGAAATAATTTATTACGCAACAATATATAAATTTATAAACAACAACAATACAGCTGGATACGTTTGGCTGTACGAATTAGAACAACCAAAAGAATATATGGTGCATCTATATATTCACGATGATTACAAAGGCAAAACTTTAACACGTTTTGTTGTAAACAAATTCTACGAGATGACAGCACAATATGCTGATAAATTAATTGCTGACCCAATTGATAAAAATCTTATTGAATTATACAAACGGATTGGATGGCAACAAACATCAAGTCATTCATCTGAAATAAAATTACCATACCAATGGAGGAAAATATGGGAGCAATCAAAAAAATAGCCAGAAAGTCATTCGGTAAACTTATTGGAATGAGCCAAGCACAAGGTGTAGTACAACCAGTTGCACCTGCAGCACCGCCACCAGCACCTGCTGCGCCAGCTCCAGTAGCACAAGCACCTGTAGTGACACAAGCTGCACCAGCAAAGGCAGCAGCACCAGCTCAGCCACAAGGTCAAACTATGGCAACGTCAGCTGAGACACAGGTGGCTATGAAGAAGAGAGGCAGAAAGCCACTTACAAAAACATCTGCGCAAGGAGTTTTAGGTGATCCTGTTTTATTCAAGCCAACTCTGTTAGGTTAATGTATCAATCCAACAGCATGCTGTCAGCACCATTTAACAATGTAAAGATACAGGCAGCAACAGACATGACAAAATCTATGAGGCCCAAAAAAAGACAAGGTAGAATTTTTACAGAGATGAATAATCTTATGGGCCTAAACCCTATGCGCCAGGGTAAAAAAACTTTGATAGGATATTAATATGAAAGCAACTGAGCTTGTAAAACAATTTGATAAATTAAAATCTTCAAGAGCAAACTGGGAAAGCCACTGGCAAGAGGTGGCTGACTATTGTTTGCCACGAAGGGCCGATGTGACAAAATCAAGAAGCAAGGGAGATAAACGTACAGAATTTATTTTTGATGGAACAGCTTTACACGCACTTGAATTGTTATCATCATCCTTACACAGTATGCTGACAAACTCAGCATCACCATGGTTTGACATGCGATTTAAAGATGAGTCATTTAGATCAGACGAGCAAGCCTTGGAATGGTTAGAAACTTCAACACGCACTATGTATATGGCGTTTGCACGTTCTAACTTTCAACAAGAAGTACACGAGATATACTGTGATTTAGTTGCGTTTGGCACGGCCTGCATGATGATAGAGCCAGACGATGAAAACATATTAAGATTTAACACAAGACATATTAAAGAAGTTTATATTGCAGAAAATCACAAGGGCATTGTAGATACTGTACATAGAGAATTTAAGATGACAGCTCTTGCTGCTTTTCAAAAGTTTGGTGATGCTTTGCCAAAAGTTATACTTAAAAAAGTTAATGATCATCCATACGAAGAAGTCACACTGCATCATTGTGTAAAGCCTAATGATAATTTTAATAAATTTAAACTTGATAATAAATCGATGGCTTTTGCGTCAATATATTATCACAAAGACGAAAACCATATTATTTCTGTAAGCGGATACAATGAGTTTCCATACATCGTTCCTAGATTTTTGAAATCTCCAAGTGAGGTTTACGGACGTTCACCGTCTATGACAGCTCTGCCTGACATAAAAATGTTAAATAAAATGGCAGAAACAACAATCAAAGCTGCACAAAAAATGGTTGATCCACCACTTCTAGTGCCAGACGATAGTTTTATTTTACCTGTAAGAACACAGCCAGGAGGATTAAATTTTTATAGATCAGGGTCAAGAGATCGTATTGAGCCATTAAACATCGGAGCAAACACTCCTGTTGGATTAAATTTAGAAGAACAAAGACGTAGGTCAATACAGCAAGTTTATTTTATTGATCAATTAATATCAGAACAAAACCAACGAATGACAGCAACAGAAGTTATGCAGCGTAATGAAGAAAAAATGAGACTGCTTGCTCCAGTGCTAGGTAGACTTCAAGCAGAGATGTTGCGTCCGTTGATTGATCGAGTATTTAATATTTTATTAAGAGATAAAAAATTACCTGAGCCGCCAAAACAATTGCAAGGTGAAACTATAGACATAGAATACGTATCACCTCTTGCACGTTCACAACGACAAGGTGATGTTCAGGCCATATTAAGAACAATGGAAATGATAGCTCCGTTAAGTGACAGACTGCCTGTTATGGATCATATAGATCCTGACATGTTAGTTAAGCATGTCACAGATGTTTTAGGTGTTCCTCGCAAAGTGTTGCGTTCAGACGAAGAAATAGCAACCATTAGAATCAACAGAGCAAAAGCTGAAATGGAAGCTGCACAACAGCAAGCTATAATGCAAGAAGCTCAAGCAACAGGACAACTAGCCCCAATGGCTAAGGTTCTACAAGAAGGAGAATAAATGGATGAAAAAGAAAAAGCCAAAATACTAAAACAAATTATAAGTGATTATAAAATAGTTTTTGAGTCCGAGCAGGGCCAACGTGTCCTAGAGGATTTAAAAAGAAGATGTCATTTTTACGCAACAACAAACGTAAAAGGTGATAGCCATGAGTCAGCTTTTTATGAAGGACAGAGAGCTGCCGTACTATGGATTGATAATGTCCTCAAACAAAAGGAGAAATAAATGTCAGAAGAATTACAGACAACTGCAGCGGAGGAGCAACAAACTCCTACGCAATCTGCAACGACACCTGAAGAAGCTCCTGCTAGATTTATTGATAGTTTAGCAGAAGATATAAGGAATGAACCGTCTTTGCAAAACATACAAGACTTAGATCAACTTGCAAAAGGCTATGTTCATGCACAACGTATGGTAGGTGCAGATAAAATTGCACTGCCAAACAAACACGCAACAGAAGATGATTGGAATCAATTTTATGGTAAATTAGGTAGACCAGATTCACCTGATGCGTACGAAGTAAATTATACGCCACCAGCAGAGGGTTATGAGGCAACAAACCTTCCTGGTTTTCAAGATGCTGCTTTTAGAGCTGGATTAAATTCAGATCAAGCACAGCTTTTATTGGACTGGTATTCTGAATTAGAAACAGAAACCATACAGTCAAATGAAGCTGCATCAGAAACACACAGACTATCAGCTGAACAAGATTTAAGGCAAGAATATGGACTTGCTTATGACAAAAAATTAGCTGAAGCAAATGGTGTTTTTTTAAAATTTTTTGGTAGTGATATGGCGCAAGTGACCTTAGAAGATGGATCACTGCTAGGTAACAACGCACAGTTTATAAAAGCGTTGACAAACCTAGCAAGTAATTTTTCTGAGGATACAATAACTGCAGACCAAACAGCTACAGGTGCTATGACACCACAGGAGGCACAATCAGAAATAAACAAACTGACTGCGCCAGGCACTGCATATTGGGATAAATTACATCCTAATCATCAGGCAGCTGTGGATGAAGTCTTTGCATTAAGACAAATGGCACACCCAGATTTAACAGAACAACCCAAATACTAGGACTCTGTTTGACAGCTGAGTATAGATCAGCCGATGAGCAATCGTAAAATGTAAGAGAACCCGTAAGGATAATTTTCTGATTTTTTTTAACTTAACATTGTAATTAAAAAGGAGGACTTTATGAGTTCACAAATTACAACTGCATTTGTCGAGCAGTATTCTGCTAACGTACAAATGTTGTCGCAACAGATGGGTTCGCAACTGCGTTCTGCTGTGGATGTTGAGAGTATAACAGGTAAAAACGCTTTCTTTGAACAAGTTGGCTCACGAGCTGCTATCAAGAAAACGTCAAGACACGCTGATACTCCACAACTAGACACACCGCACGCAAGAAGACGTGTAAGTCTCGAAGACTACGTTTGGGCGGATCTAATTGATGACGTTGACAAAGTTAGAATGTTAATCGATCCAACTAGCTCTTACGCAAAAGCAGCAGCAGCTGCGATGAACAGAGCTATTGATGACGAGATCATTTCAGCTTTGGGCGGCACTGCATTTACTGGCACGTCTGGCGGTACATCAACTGTACTACCAACAGCAAGTAAATTTGCAACATCAGACCAATCAGATGGTTTAACTATTGCTAAGTTATTAGCGGCTAAAAAACGTTTTGACTTACAAAGTGTTGATCCATCGATCCCTAGATATATCGTATGTGGGCCACAACAAATTTCTGATTTGTTGGCGACTACAGAAATTAAATCTAGTGATTTTAACACAGTTAAAGCTCTTGCTCAGGGTGATGTTGACTCTTTCTTAGGGTTCAAGTTCATCACTTCTAACAGATTGAGTTTTGACGCAACAAACACGGATGACAGGCTTTGCTTTGCCTTCACTCAAGACGCTATCAAACTTGCTATTGGCAAGGACATCACAGCTAAAATTGATGAGAGAAACGACAAAAACTACTCTACTCAAGTTTACTATTGTATGTCAGTTGGTGCGACTAGAATGGAAGAAGTAAAAGTTTTCCAAATTCCGTGCAACGAATAATAGATAGGAGATAATTATGGGTACTAAAAATTCAGACCTAATTGCTAATTTCGAAGCAACTCCATCAGTTAAGAGTAGTGCTGCATTGCTAAGCGGAGTAGTCCGTGTAGCGCAAGGCACTGTTTCTCTTGCTACTGGAGATAGTGATGACAATGACATTGTTATGCTTGCACCGATTCCTAGCAACGCTGTTGTATCTCAACTATTTATTGGTTCAGACACACTAGGCGGCTCGTGTACTTTCAACGTTGGAATTTACACGTCTGCTGGAGTTGTAAAAGACGAAGATGTTTTTGCTTCTACTGTAGCTGATGAGGCTGCAATGACTGACCTTCGTTTTGAGGCTGCTGATATAAACACAGCTGGCCAACAACTTTGGCAACTTGCTGGAGACAGTGAAGATCCAGGTGGTTATTTCTATATTGCTGCAACTATGGCAGCAGCTGGAGGTACTGCTGGTGACATGTCTTTCAACATTCACTATGTTATAAACTAGCAACAACAGGGGCAGCCTTCGGGCTGCCTCTTAATATTATGAGGACTTTATGAAACACACACATAAAACAAAAGACGGCAGGACTGTCAAAAAAGGTTTGTATTATTATATGAACAAAAGAAAAGCAGCAGGCACAAGCCGTAAAGGTAAAGGCACTGTGACTGAAAAGGCACTTGCTCGTTCTGCTAAAACTGCTTTCGACCCAAGCAAAAAAAAGAAAACAATGGTAGGTTAGGAGATAAATATGCCTGGACACGTTGACAAAAAAGATAAAAACAAAAACAAAAACAAAAACCTTGCAGCTATGTATGGCGACCCAAACAAAGTTACAAGAGGTGACGTTATAGCTGCGGCTATAAAAAACAAGAAAAAGAAAAATACGTTGGTTGGCTAATGGCACGTAAAGAACACCAGAATCCATCTGGCGGTCTTAACAAAAAAGGTAGAGAATTTTATGGTGTAAAAGCACCAGTGGCAAAAGGTACAAACCCAAGAAGGGTTTCTTTTGCTGCAAGATTTTCTGGCATGAAAGGCCCGTTAGAAAAAGATGGTAAGCCAACAAGACTCAAACTTGCACTTAAAAAATGGGGCTTTGGCAGCAAAGAGGCAGCTGCTAAGTTTGCCGCAAACAATAAGGCATCAAACAAAAAAACATTAGTAGGTTAATATGACATCAGTAGTAGAAATTTGTAATTCAGCACTTAACAGTTTAGGCGCAGCAAACATAACAGCACTAACAGAAGATTCACGTAATGCACGATTATGCAATCAAAGATATGAACCTGTACGTGATGCAATCTTTAGAAGTCATTATTGGAATTGTTTGATTAAAAGAGTAGAGCTTGCAGCTGATACCGCAGCTCCTGCATACGAATACGACAAACAATATACTTTGCCAGCAGACTGCATACGAGTTTTGCAAATAGGTGGATTTCATAACGGATCATCTTCTATGCTTAGCGGTGGACAAACGTACAAGATTGAGGGCAAAAAGGTAATCACAGACGAAGAAGAAATATTTTTGACTTACGTTGCAAAAATAACCGATCCTCAAGAATATGACACTTTGCTAGTTGAAACTATTGCAGCTAGATTAGCTGCAGAGCTGGCTTATGCTATAACGCAATCTAACACAGTAGCACAATCATTAGATGCAGTTTATCAGGAAAAGTTAAGAGAGGCACGTTTTGTTGATGCATCAGAAGGCACACCTTATGACGTTGATGCAAGTACATTTATTAATGCGAGGTACTGATGGCTAAAACAACTTTTGCCTTTTCAAGTTTTACATCAGGAGAGCTGTCACCTAGGCTTGATGGACGTATTGATCTTGAAAAATATTTTAGTGGTACAAAAACTTTAGAAAATATGGTTATACACCCGCACGGTGGAGCATCAAGAAGACCTGGCACAAAATTTATAAGTGAAGTTAAAACCTCAGCAAACACAACAAGACTGATACCTTTTGAATTTTCTACAACACAAACTTACATCATGGAGTTTGGCAACGAGTATATTAGGTTTTTTAAAGATAACGGCATTATTACTGAGGCTGCAAAAACTATATCAGGTATTACAAAAGCAAACCCAGGTGTAGTCACAGCAAGCTCACACGGATATTCTAATGGTGATTATGTTATTATATCCAGCGTTGTTGGAATGACAGAGTTAAACGGCAGACAGTTTAAGGTTGCTGGAGTCACGACAAATACATTTCAACTGCAAGATATGGACGGCAACAATTTTGATACATCATCACTCACAACTTACGCCTCTGCAGGCTCTGCATTTAAAATTTATCAAATAACCTCCCCTTACACAACTGCACAACTGTTTGATATAAAGTTTGCTCAATCAGCTGACGTGATGTATTTAGTTCATCCTGATGTTGATATAAGAAAACTAACAAGAACAGGACATACTTCTTGGACACTAGCCACTGTATCAATCAGTGGTAGCCCTAGTCCTGGACTAAGCGGCTCAGATGACAGGCCCAGCTCTGTGACATTTTTTGAGCAAAGATTAGTTTTTGCTGGAACAAACAACAATCCTCAATCTTTATGGTTTAGTAAAGCTGGTGCTTATGAAAATTTTACTACAGGCACAAATGCGACTGACGCTATGATTTATACAATTGCAAGTAATCAGGTCAACGCTATTAGATTTATGTCAAACCAAACAGAATTACTTATTGGCACAACAGGTGGTGAATTTATTGCAACTTCTGGTACAAACAGTGAGCCTATAACACCGACAAACATACAAATAACCAGACAAACAAACTACGGAGCTGCAAACGTTGATGCAATACAGATTGCAAACGTCACTATGTTTTTACAGCGTGCAAAAAGAAAAGTGCGAGAAATGGTTTATAATTACGAAGTAGATGGTTTTATTGCACCTGATATGACTATTTTAGCAGAACATATAACAGAGGGAGGGCTTACTTCTTTTGCTTATCAACAAGAACCAGACAGTATTTTATGGGCCACAAGAGCTGACGGCACGCTGCTTGGACTTACATACCAAAGAAACGAAAAAGTTGTTGGCTGGCACAGACATATTCTAGGCGGCTTTAGTGATAGCGGTAAAAGTATTGTACGGTCATTCAAAAGTTTTACAGCAAATTCAACAAACGTTAGTACAACAAACAACACTATTACAATCAGCTCACATGGTTTTAGCACTGGTGATCCTGTCTATTATTTTACAGAAAGCAACGCCATAGGAGGCATCACTACAGACCTTTTGTATTTTGCTATTGCAACAGACAGCAATACCTTAAAACTTGCAACAACTTCTGCAAACGCAACAGCTGGCACAGCGGTTGATCTTACAACAGCTCCAGGATCAGATACTACACAATACATTGTCAAAGGAGTAAATTTAGCAACTAATGTAGTGTATTCTGCATCACACGGACTTGCTACGGGCGATCATTTCTATTACGAATTAGGAGGAACAGGTCTTAATAACATAACTGATAAACAAAAATATTTTGTAAAAAAAATAGATAAAAATCAATTTAAAATAGCAGCAGATAGAAAAATTAAAACTTTTGTAGATTTGACTTATGATTTTACAGTCACTACAGCAAGAACAGATAAAATTTTATTAGACGCTGCTGTTGAGTCTGTGGCTGTCATACCAAGTGATCAAGACGAATATCAATTATATCTTTTAGTCAAAAGATACGTGAACGGATCAACAAGAAGATTTGTTGAATTTTTAACAAACTTTGAGTTTGGAGAGGCCCAGGACAATGCTTTTTTTGTAGACAGTGGACTGACATACGATGACGTTCCAACATCGACAATATCAGGATTAGATCATTTAGAGGGTGAAACTGTATCAATATTAGCAGATGGCGCAACGCATGCCGACAAAACTGTTAGTGGAGGCAATATTACATTAGATAGGACAGCACAAAAAGTACACGTAGGATTGAATTACAATTCAATATTGCAAACCTTACGTATCGAGGCTGGATCACAGCAGGGTGTTGCACAATCTAAAATAAAAAGAATAAACGAAATAACTGTAAGATTACACAAAACGTTAGGTGTTGAAGTTGGCGGTGATTTAGACAACATGGAAAACATACCTTTTAGATCAAGTGCAGCTATCATGGGTTCACCAATAGATTTATTTTCTGGTGATAAAAAGATTGAGCTGCGGGATGATTACAACACAGACGGACATGTATTTGTACGACAATCACAACCTTTACCATTAACAGTGTTATCAATCTATCCTGAAATAACAGTATATGATTAAAATTGTACCGTTCTCATTTGAACATGCAAAGTACATAGCGTATAACGAAATGAACGCAGAAATAGTTAATGTAAAGGAAAGATACATGTCAAACCTTGAGCAGCTTGTAAAACCTGAAACAAGTTGGACAGGCATGATTGACGATAAAATCATTGCATCAGGAGGCATGGTGCAATTGTGGGATAATGTTTATGAAGGCTGGATTATGGCAACAGCTGACATTAAGAAACATCCAATAAGCACAGCAAGAATAATAAAAAAAATTTTTGCAGAGGTCATGGAAAAGCATGACGTACATCGACTGCAAACAACTGTAAAAGCAGATTACGAAATAGGACACAAGTTTGCAAAATGGCTTGGCCTAGAAAAAGAGGGATTGATGAAAAAATATTTAGACGACAATGATTATTATTTATATTCGAGGATTTACTAATGGCTAGTTCAATATTAAGTGCAGGAGCATCAGTTTTAGGCGGCAGAGCTGCTGAAGACGAAGGTGCTTTTAATAGACAAATAGAGCAGCGTAATGCAGCTAAATTAAAACAAGATGCAGAAACAGCTATCAAATTAGGTGAGAGAGACGTAAAAATATTTCAGCGTAGATTTGATAATTTACAAGCACAAACAGAAATGGCCTTTTTAAAATCTGGCGTTAGATTAGAAGGCACAGCTCTCGAAGTACTAGAAAACAACTATGCTTTGGCAGAGCTGGAAAAAGAAACGATACGATACAACGCAAAAGTTTTATCTGCTGATAAAATTGAAATGAGTGTCATATCAGAAATGCAGGGTGAAGCTGCCTACGCTAGAGGCAAAAATCAGAAAAAATCTTCATACTTGCAAGCTGGCAGCACGCTGCTTGGAGGTGGCGCAGAAGCATCAGCGCAAAAAGATTCTGGTAATAAATATTGGTGGTTAGCATAATGGTTAAAATTCCTACATACGAAACACAAACACAAGCAATTGCTCCTATAAGCAGAACAAGACCTCAGTTAGATTCTGGTGCGTCAAGAGTTTTTGACGACCTGGCTAGATTTGCAGATGCAGCGGGTGATGCTGCTATGACAATTAGTGAGAAACACACAAAAATAAGACAGGACACTGAGTTCTATAATAGTATAGAAAAATTACAAAAGGGTGATCCTGACAACAATCAGCCAGGAGTAAATGAATATTTTATTACAGCCTCACAAAGTAATGATTTTCCAAACGCACTAGGTGATTTTAATAATTCATCAAAAACTTGGATGACAACAATTGCAGAGGGTATTGATGATGATGTCGTGCGGCAAAGATTTTTAATAAAAGGTGGAGAGTATATAACAAACAATTATTTGCAGGCAGAAAAAAATATTTTTGTAAATGCAAGAGAATCGTACAACACCACTATTAAAGAACAAATAAATACAGAAATAAGCAATTATATAAACGCAACTAACGCAGACGACAGTTTGGGAGCTGCTATGGCACACGATGCGTTGTTTGGCAAAAAAGACGCAGCTGGTAATATTACTGCAATGTCAATGGGTGAAAGACTGGATGACAGAGGCATGTTGCCGCCAGGTATAACCGCTGATCAATTTGATGCACAAACTGAGGCATCGTTAGAAGCTGTGTTTGCTGCAGACTTAATTGAAAACAATCCAGGTGAATTTATTAGACTAGACGGTGAAGGGTTTTTTGACAAAATAGATGCATCAAAACTTAACCCTTTACGAGCCAAGGCTAAAGCTAATCTTACTGCACAAACTATAAACAGATTAATTACATACTACCCTATAAACGGTGACGCAAGTTTTGAAGACTCACAAAAACTATTTGAGGAAGCTACAGCTGGCACTTTTGGTGGTGACGAAATTTTTCAAAGTTTATACAACACTCTTGACCAGGAAGGTAAAAATCTTTTTCAGGATGCAATCAGTCAACGTCATAATCAACAAAAATCTGAAATACAAGCAACAAGAAACAATCAACAATTCCGTGAACAAGAAGCAAACAAAGAAATGTTTATGGAAGCCATGCAAACAATCAATTCAACTTTGAGTATTAATGATATTGAAAATACTCAATGGATTGGCGTTGAGGGTGAAAGAATGAAACAATCTTTGATTGATTTAGTTGTAAAACGTGAAAGCGGAGAGCTGCCATCAGATGCTAATTTAAGATTGTATGACGCAATATTTGACAGAGTTGCAAACAAACAAATAACTTCATTGTATGACCAATTCACTTTGCCTGGAGAAACAGAGGCTAAAAGCATAGCAGAGCGTACAGGCGGCCCTGGTGGATTAGGTTTTAATCAATTTAATACTTTTGCAAGTTTGATAAGCAATAGAAACAATGACGATGTAGTACAAAACGAGCAAGACTTCCAACGATTTTTAAAAGCATACGAAGCACAAATATTAGGTAGCCCCGCTATGACACAAGGCAATGTCAAAGCAGAACAGCGTTATTTTGATTTTGTATTAGAAATGAGAGCTTTTTTTGACAAAGGCATAGCAGAGGGGAAAACGGCAACTCAACTTTTATCATCAGCAAGTCCTGATTTTATTTTAAAAGATATATTATCTAATTACATTGTTAATAGTGAAGTTTTGATGAAAGAGATGCTAGAATCTTTTATACCACCTGAACAAGCAGATGTAAGCTCTGACAGACAAGATTGGTTAAATCGTGCTGAGGAATTTAATCCAAATGGTTTACCTTTTGAGGAATGGATTACAACACCTGAGTATCAAGAATGGAAAAAATTAGAACCTAAATTACAAGCAGAATGACAATCTTTACTGATATAGAAGAAATGCAGGCCCTAGGTGCATCTGAGCAAGAAATACTTTTGTACAGGCAAAATAAAATACAAGAGATGCGTGCAATAGGAGCATCAGATGAAGAAATATCTATACAGCTAGGCACGCCTAAAATAGATGCCACAACACAAAAAAAATATTGGCAAGATTTAGAAGAAACAAGACCACTGACTTTTACAGAAGAAGCAGAACAAAAATGGCTGCAAAAAAACAACTCAAAACAAAATTTTATACCTGAGGTAAGTTATCAGCCTGGCGGGCCTGTTCTTGATCCTGTTTCACAAATGATTGTTGAGAAGGAAAAAACAGCAAGTCAAATAGATAACAAATTTGAGTTTGGCAGATATTTTAAAAGAGGACTCGGCATGTCAAATGCTAACCTTATGTTTCAATATTTTACTGACGGATCTTTACCGCAAGGATACAGCTTTGATCAAACACAACCCTCAAGATTTGAAAGAGTCACAGAACAAGTAGCAAACATCCTTGCTGATTTACCCATATACGCAACAACAGCGTATTTGTCTGGTAGAGTTGAAAGAGGCAAAACTATGGGTTTAGGCCCTTTGTATGCTGCAGGTTTTGTAAATGGAGCAATAAGAGAAAGTTTTATACAAGCACTAGAAAGAGGAGACGTTGATACCTGGGGTGAGTGGTGGGATATTTTTACACATGAATCAATAGCTGCTGGAAACAAAGAAGGTCTTACACTAGCTGGTTCAATCGGTATGGGTAAAGTTGCTAAAACCCTTGCAACAAAAGCGTTGGCAACACCAACAGCAAAGAAATACGGTTTACCTAGAGAGCTGGCAGCAATACCTGAATACTTAGCAACAGTAGGTGGTTTTAACATTATAGGTGGATTGTTAGAAGGTGAAATGCCAACCAAGCAAGAGGTTATAGATTCTTTTTTTGTTGTTGGTGTTCTTATGGGTGGTGCAAAAGGCACACAATATGGTGTTGAAAAATACAAACAAAAAATAAGAGAATCGGAAAAACCACCACACGAAACAATACTTGATATTGAAAAAAGCAAAATAACAAAAGAAGATATTGCAAGTAAGAACAATACAGACAGAACAAACGGGTATATTTTAACGCAGGAACGTTTAAATAATTTAAGAAGAAAATTTGATGAAGGGCCACTTGAATACAGAGAATCTAAAGAATTAAAATTTTTAGAAGAAGCACAACGTAATCAAGAAATACCTGGTCAAAGAGATGCACAGCTTACACCCGATACAGTGAACTCTATTTCTTTAAAAGATTTACTTAATGAAAATTTATATAACAAAAGAAAAGTACGCAGCATACTTGAAGATCCAATAATTGAAAAACATCCTGAGATAATTAAGTTAGAGGCAGAAGCCAATAGAATAAAATCTACAGAAAAAATAGCTGAAGAAGCAGGACTATATACTCGTGAAACAGGATTTGCTGAAGCCTGGCAAAAACAAAACAATTGGAAAACTGTCATTGAAGAATTGTCAAACTCAGAAGTATCTTTTAAAAATAAAAAAGCAATTTTATTATTAGGTGGCGCAGCTACAGGTAAATCAAGTTATGGAAATAGAATAAATCAGGGTAAAGAAAAATATCAAACTGTTGACCCTGACATGGTAAAAGAACATCCTCAATTTAAAGAAACCTATCAGGGCGGCAAAGGAGCAAATGCTTTACATTTAGAAAGCAAAGCAATAGCTGCAAAAATATTAAGCAATCTAGTTAATCAGGGCAAAAACATAATATACCCAATGGTAGGCTCTGGCGGCACAGGAAAAATACAACAAGTCGTAGATGCTTTACAAAAAAAAGGGTATGAAATAAGCGTTGCATATTTAGAAATACCTAGGTCAGAAGCCATTTACAGAGCAACAAAAAGGGCCTTGGAAAATGGCAGATATGTACCACTTGACTATGTTAAAAATGCAAGTAAAAATTCGGAGATAAGTTATGAATACGCAAAAACAGCAAAAGAAGTCGTTGAATCAAAAAGAATCGACAACAGCGGCAGCAGACCAAAAATTACAGAACAATCAACAAAGTCTGGTAGAGACGATGTTGGAGCAAGACGAGATGGGGATAGACCTGGTGATAAAGGAGCTGAACCAGTCACCATCCAAGACAGGATAAGTTTTGAACCGCCACCTGATCCAAAATTTAGTTTTACAAAATTTAGAAACGATTTAGTTAAAGACTACATAGATAAACTACATCCTATTTTGTTAGCTGTTCGCAGAACAGAACAAGGTAAAATACAGGGTGGTGAGCTGAACGCATACGAACAATTAAGAATACAGCCAGGCATGGTGGGCCGTGCTGAACATTTTATAAATACAGGTACATTAAAATTTTCTGATTTATCAATAGCTGGTAAAGGCTTGTTTGATATTTTATCACCACTTAAAAACGCAACTGAATATAAGGCGTTTGCAGAATATGCAGTGGCAAAAAGAGTTGTTGAATTATCACAAAGAAAAATAGAAACAGGCGTAGATATTGCAAAAGCAAAAGAAGTTATACAAAGAGGCAAAGAAAAATACGAAACAATATTTAGAGAAATCAATCAGTATAATGTCGATTTATTAACATATCTAAAAGATGCAGGTATAATTACTGAAAAAGCATACAAAGTTATGCTTGAGGCCAACAAAGATTACGTTCCGTTTGGTAGAGTTATGCAAGAAGGCTCAGAGGGTGGCAGCATAGGAAAAACTGTAAGCAACCCAATCAAACAAATGAAAGGTAGTGAAAGAGTTATTATTGACCCGTTAGAAAGTATTTTTAAAAATACATATCATTTTATTACACTTGCCGAACGAAATATTGCAAACAAAAAATTTATTGATTTTACACAAAAGCATAAAGCAGATTTTCCTGAGGTATCTGAAGTCAAAGGAAAAGCAAAAGCATTGCAAATAAAAAAAGGTGAATTAGACAACGTATTAAGTGATGCTGCAAAAGCTGATATTGCAACACTAGAAAATTTAACAATATTTAGACGAGACGGTGTAAAGGCAGGTGAAACACAAATTGTTGTTTTTAGAAATGGTAAAAAAGAAGTATGGGAAGTTGGCAGAGATTTTGCTGAGGCTATTAATGGTCTAAATGCCTCCGCATCTAGTGGATTAATTAATTTTCTATCTATGCCTGCACGATGGCTGCGATCTGGTTCAACACTTGCACCAGACTTTTTTCTACGAAACCTTTTACGAGATACAGGTACAGCTGCTATTTTTAGTAAATCTGGCAGAGGTGTTGGTGGATTACCAATAATCACTACGTTTCGTGGATTAATACACATGTATCGTGGCAGAGATAAAAAAGTTGCAGACAGCATTGTTAGAGACTTTGAAAAGTCAGGTGCTATGCAATCGATGCTAGTTAGCTTTGATAGAAAATATTTTGACAAAAAAATTCTAAATGAGTTGTACAACACTCCTGTACGTAATTTAATAAAAAGCCCATTAGAAACTCTTAGGATTTTTTCTGAATTAGCAGAACAAACAACCAGGGTAGCTGAATTTAATACTGCATACAAAAAAGCAAAAGCAGAGGGATTATCAGAAAAAGCAGCATTAGAACGAGCTGGTTTTGAAGGACGAGATATTACAATTGATTTTGCAAAAATCGGTGCAAAAATGCAAGCTGTAAATAGGATTGTAGCTTTTATAAACGCAAGAGTGCAAGGCTATGCAAAATTGTATGAGTCTTTTAGAGATCAACCAATGCGTACTTCTGCAAGAATATTTGCACAAATTATGCTGCCGTCAGCACTACTTTGGTATGTAAACAAAGATGACCCTGTTTATAAGGCTTTACCTAGATGGCAAAAAGACCTGTTTTACATAGTTATTGTTGGAGAGGGAGATGACGCAACGGTTTACAGAATACCAAAACCGTTTGAATTAGGAGTAGTTTTTGGCACAGGTACAGAAAAATTATTGGATTTTGTCACTGACAGAAGCAGTGACGATGATCTTAAAAAGTTTGTTGGAGATTTATTAGAAGACAACACAAAGGGCCTGATGCCTATACCACAGTTTTTGATGCCGTTTGTAGAAAATTATTTTAATAAGAGCTTGTTTACAGGACAACCTATTGTACCAAGAGGCACAGAGGGTATCTTACCAGAGTATCAACACAGTCCATATAATAGTGAGGTATCCAAAGCACTTGGCACTATTATAGCTGAAATAGACAAAGAAACCTTAGCTGCGTCACCAGCAAGAATTGATTCATTAATTAGGGGATGGACAGGCACACTAGGTCAGTATGCCTTAGCCATTGCCGATAAAGCATTGATTGCATCTGGTATTATTGATGATCCTGTAAAACCAGAAGCCACTCTTGCCGACATTCCTATTATAAAGG